ACAAGACAGTCGCCGGTGCCGGGCGTGGGAAATGTCGGTACAGTTGTGGATGATCCAGTAGTTCACACACATGGCGAGAAGCGGGCTAGGGATTCCGATCAGGAAGACACCAGGAAGTGTAAGCTATGTAAAACCACTGAAGATGTTGAGGACGGCCAACTTGACATTGAATGGGAGACGGTCTCAATCACTCCGAATGAAACGATTGAAATTGACCTGGACATTGGCGTCTGGGAAACTGCGCAGGCGTTCCAGCAATGGTATCGCTACCAATGGATGCTCGGCAATGAACCTGATGAGGACGGGGCCGATGATGGTTGGATGCCTGACGTGGGAATGCTGGGATCAGCAAACTCCAAGGGAGATGGTCCCGGCGACCAAAAGCGACAATGGAAAGCAAAGAACGATTCCAAGAATGTTGCGCGCGAACTATCCAAACAATTGGGTGACCTCGCTGACTCAAATAAAGCAAATAAAGATAATTTGAGTGCGGTAATGAAGGAATCCAAGGCGCTGGAAGAACAACTCAAGATTGCTAATGCGAAGCTTGAAACTAAAGAGAAAGAGATTAAACGTCTCAATGACAGATTAAGACCTGTGCCTCATGATTTCAAGCAGTACATTGGCAAACAATGGGTGTTGTCAGTGCCAATCACTGGCAAAAATTATCGCGCGGCTGCATTCATTGTTCTTTTCGCTGCATGTTTGTTGCTTGTTGGATGCTCCATTGTAAATCAGAAGTTAGCGGATTCGTGTTTTGAAGAAGTCATCTATGATCATAATCAGGATGTCGAACAATCCTTCAAGACTGCACAGAGATGTACCACGTATCGAAATGAGAGAGTGTGGTATTATGTTGTCATGGCATTAACTTGTTGTGGCTGCTTACTCAGTATCCTGCTATGGTTTATATTCATAAAACGAATGCGGTGCACTATGACCGTAATCAAATTGCTCGACTCAGCCTCTAATGATGCTCGAGCAGATTCACTCTCTCTTTCCGACATCAAACACAATGATCCAGTACTAGCCGAGATTGCCTATTTTGATGGTTGGAACACCGTAATGCTCTGCGTTTCTCTTGAACTGTTTTGCCAAACTATGAGTCAGCCCACTTTTGCTCTTAATGCCACTCATAAAGATACAGTTGCCAAGATAAACATGACCCTACGAAATTTACATACGGTGAATGACTCCGTCTACTCTTCAATGAGCGGACGGTACGTTAGGCAACACACTTCGATGCTTGCGGAATTTGCTAGTGCAGCTGAGCGTTTTAGACTCACTGCCCTAAATTTTCCGCGTCCCGAGTGAACCTGAGATGGTATGCGTACGGTTACCGTTCGACTGACGATGTCACTCCAACATTGTCACAGCCTGCGAACTGTGTAATACGCTTCCATAGGGGGTATGAGGATTCTGTCCGAAAACCCCGTTCACCAATGATGGTTTCACTAGGGCCAATTGTCCTCGGAGCCGCACAACCACATCCAGACAACAAATGTGCAAAGACTATGCTTGATGGATTCGTGAAGCGAATCGCTGCAAAATTACCTGACCCGAAGCGCCGGATGCTGAGAGAGCTTAAGTTGTTTGTGAGGAGGTGGTGTAGGAGAAGGCTGGTGCCACTCAGCCCAGATACTGACTTGTCATTCGAGACTTGGATAACAAGCAAGAAGTATCCTGAGAGTAGAAAAGAAGAATTGAGAAAAATACATCAAAGCATGGTCCAGGGAAAACTGACTTCTGACATGCGGAAAGTCAAGTGTTTCATGAAAGATGAAACATATGCGGACTATAAACACGGTAGAGGGATATTTTCGCGTGTTGATATGTTCAAATGTTTATTCGGGCCACTTTGCTCCGCCATTGAGGAGCAAGTTTACCAGCAACCCGAATTCATTAAGCATGTCCCTGTAGCAGAACGACCAAAATACATTGAAGAATGGTTAAGTTCAATGTCAAGATTTGTTTGCGCCACTGATTATACTTCCTTTGAATCATCATTTTCGCGGGAATTGATGGATACTATAGATAAGGAATTGTTTGATTATATGACGTCAAAATTAGATAATGCATTTCTACGCCAAGTCTACCTATCTCTGATGGATGACAATGATTGTAAATTTAAATTTTTTACAGGAGTTATCGAGGCGAGAAGGATGAGCGGTGAAATGAATACTTCACTATCTAATGGTTTCGCAAATCTTATGGTCATGTCCTTCCTGTGTGATTTTTACGGGTTGGGGGACTTACGGATGGTTGTTGAAGGAGATGATGGGTTAGCAATCACTTCAACTGGTAAATTTCCAACTGCCGAACAATTTGCCGAGCTCGGTTTCAAAATCAAAATAGAATTGCACTCTATGAAAGATCGAGCGTCCTTCTGCGGAATAATATATCATCCTGACGATAACGCGACCGTAACTGACCCCTTTAAAGTTATGGTCAAGTTTGGGTGGGCAAGTAGTGCCTACGTTAGATGTGGTCCAAAAGTGCACAAGAAATTGTTGCGTAGCAAGAGTATGTCCACTTTACATCAATACCCGAGGATGCCAATCCTCCAAAGCCTTTCGCTGTATGGTTTGAGAATGACCAGGTCCTTCGATGTGTACAACTTCATTCTGAATGATCGAAGTTTATCACAATACGAGAGAGAGGAGAAACTACAAGCATGCGTCGATATCACTACGTCGCAGATTCTGAATTGGAAGACAAACAATCCAATCGGGATGGCCACCCGTACTCTAGTTGAAGAGATGTATGGGATTCCAGTGGAAACACAACTCAGGATCGAGGAATATTTAGATGGTTTAACGGAACTAGAGCCGCTAGATTTAACTCGGTTTTGTGATTTTCCACGCCCTTGGACGGACTATTTTATGAAGTATTGTCAAGAGACCAAGGGGGAAGATATCGATTTAAAACCTACACCTGCAGATCCTATGTTTGGTTGGAACAATCTGGAGGTTGGTAGGCGCAATAACACAGTCATATTCACCTAAATGGGGTGTGGTACCTTAAGATTGCTGGGGACACACAGCTGTTGTTGCATTCAGTCACCACTATCAAGTTGAGTCACCTGAGG